TCTTGCATCTTGGCAACCAACTCCTCCTTAGATGGAGCCGCTGATTCCTGAACTTCAGTGGTGATGTTCTCTTCAGTCATATTACCTCCGTATTATTTTAGTTTAGTAATATGCTGATGTTGCCACTTCAGCACAGTCAATATTCAGTTGTTAAGGTTCTGGGTTTACCACCTCCTTATTCAATTACATATACATCATATCATATAGTGACCCAAGTTGTCAATACCACTCACACCCATTGAGACCAAGTGGACTCCATCAATCCAGCTCGTGCTCATCCGTTCTTGCTCATGCGCCACCATTCTCATTATTATGTATTGAGTACGGGATGCACCGTCAGCTGCCATTAGAACATACATGCTACTAACTCATAAAACATTTTTGCAAAGGTGAGTAATCGCATCATCATAGTCAAGTATAGCCTTATACGGTAGCAATACTTTGCTATGTTGTTACATATTAGGATACTCCCCTCGCAAAATTTCTGAGAGCAGAAGTTTTACTATGACTACTTGGACGGCTTAGCCAGTATTTGTTTCTTCCTCTTTCATAATCTTCAATAGCCTATGGATACTCTCGTGCAAGCGTTCAACTTCCTCTTTGGCTATCCTGCCTAGCAGTAGCTCTGTCTCAGTAGGCAGAATAATCACATGAGAGTTGAGCATCTGCCCAATAGCCTGGAGTAGCTGTGGAGGAGGAGCACCACGATTGGCATTATAGACTTTCAGCACTACTAAACCTTTTGGCCCTGTGTTTACTGGCTTACCACTAGGCCCAAATAGTCCATTACTCATAGCTTACCTCCTTCCTTAGTGAAGAACTTAACTGAGCCTTCGCAGTCTTCGTGCTCAAACACGATAAGTATACCGCTAGGCAAGTGGAGGTGGTGGTAATTGTCAATTCTGTCGTGCCAGTGTTCATAGATAGTTCCGTCACTCAATGTCTGCTTTTCTTCCAAAGTAGGTTCCTTAAATGCTGTTCTTTCAGGTTTGCTCATAGTTTAGTCACCTCCCTAAAGTTTATCTTCTTCTGCCTAAGGAAATCATCAAAGCCAGAATACTCCTTCGGTTGAAGTATATCATAAACAACTCTCAATATGTCATTCTCATCAATGTTGTCCTTGTGCCTCAAGGTTCTTAGGCTCATAAGGAACTCAACAGTGCTGAGAGTTTTAGGTATTTTGAGTAGTCTCTTCCTATATGCTTTCTGTATCCCATAATGTTTAACCTCAACATCAAAGGCAATAGCATCATTCCACTCAGTAGGAAGCCAAACTGCTGCCCAGCAGTACTTACATCTATAGATACTGGAACGAGGCAGCCTGATATAGTGATGCGCTCCAACTGGAGAGTCCTTACAAGCAGTTGCAGGATACTCTATAACCAGCTCTTCGGAACTCCGCCCAGAGGAGCTATGTCTTCCTTCTGAGCTTCCAGTTGGCTTCCTAGGTGTATTATTCTGTCTAGGCTTCTTTGGCATTCTGGTTTCTCCAACTCTTCATGTAATCTCTGCACAACCCTTGCTCGTCTGGCAAGAATCTTGAATCGTGCTGCCTTATCCTCAGGGCTAAGCTGTATGGGCTTTCTACCACGCTTAGCCTCAAAGCGCTCTGCCTCTGGACTATCCAAGTAAGCTAATGCCTGCTCTACCCAGCACTGTGGATGCCAGTAGTATCTCAGTGTCCAGTGGCGTCTGCCATCCTCCTTGTAAGTATTCTTGTATAGTCTGCCTACAACCATAGGCTCAAGCTTCTCAATAATGGTAGAGCAGTGCCCGCACTTGGTTACTTTTTTGCATCTGACTATTCTAATGTCCATCAAGCATACCAGCGTGTTACTTTTAGAAAGAGCTTCACTAGGTTCTCATGGCCAAGAGTGTATAGTAATCTGCATAGTATCTGGTCTGCGTATTCATGAGCATGTTCTGCTTCTTCCGAGCTGAACTCTACTGCTCTTTGCATCTCCTTCTCAGCATCCACTATATTTGTAATTCTCCTATAGTCCATACTACACTCCTGTAGGATTTATTATTATCCAATTATTTATATTCTACCACATAGTGATGTAAGTTGTCAACCCCCAGTAAACCAGTAAAAGCCAAAACAATTCATAGCTAATTATTATACTATTGACAAAATGCCCCTGATATGGTAAACTAAGATAAGGAGGGCTATATGACTCAAGAAGTTCATGTAGTAGATAGCAAAACTCCAACTAATGAGGAAGCTATTGCACAAAGTATAATTCCATACAGTAGAGAAGACAATAGGTGCAGGTATCTTGGACTCAGAAGCTCTGGGTTTACCAAGCGTGAAGCATTAAAGTATCTTGGGCTTGCAGAGTCAACTTTATCCTTCTGGCGTAAAGATGGTGAGTTCGTGCAGCTGGAAGGCAGAATCCCAGAGTTCCGAAAGACCCTCAGCAGAGAATATATTAGCCTAGACTTTATGAGGAACTTCAGGCTAGTATTGAAGAAGGACTATGAGATAATTAAGCTAAGCCTCACTGGTATGACTATGGGCAAGCAAGACCATGATTACTTAGTGAAGTGTAGGTCTCAGTATACTCCACAGCAGCTCCAGGCGATAGAGATGATAGCAGGACTTCAAGGTGGCACATTTGACTTTACTAAGATTGTAACTGAGCTACAGGGTGAAGTTACTAAGGTTACTGCCAGAGTCTCTGCAGAAAGGTAGGTATTATGGCTCGTAGACCAGTTACCTCAGCAGTCAGGGCTGCCAGCAGACGCAACATCAAGAAGGCACAACTGTCCAGGTACAGAAGCAGAGAGCCAAGAAGACTGGGAGTTGCCAGATACCCTTCTGTAAGGAACTTCTATATCAGGCAAACACTAAGAGCTAGGAGGATAATATGAGCTTAAGTGAGGTTGCCATTTTGATTACGGCCTTGGCAGCAGCAGGAGCTGCCATATATGCTATCTGGAGGAATGGAAAGAGGACTTCTCAAGACTACGGAAGCTTGAGGCAAGATGTCAAAGGCATAAACGATAAGTTAGATAATCCTGATACTGGGCTTTCTGCAACCAACAAGGGCATAACTGATATTAAAGTTCGCTGCGCTGGAGTTACTGGCAAGTTTGAGCAGAAGATAGAGAACTTAGAAGCGGAAGTGTTTGATGGCAAAAGACAGACACGCTAGGAGGCAGATTCATAAGCAGATAATGCAGAAGCTGGATAGCTTTGAGAAGAGTCTAGAGTGTCTCAGAAGCCTTATAAGATTGCTAGAATCAATGGAGGAAGAAGATGGCAAAGAAGTGGATTCAGTCAGCAATTAAGAGACCAGGAGCACTGACAAGGAAAGCTAAGGCTGCAGGCATGGGTACTATGGCTTATGCCAGAGCACACAAGAGTTCTCCAGGAAGAACTGGTAGACAGTCAAGATTAGCTTTGACTCTTAGTAAGATGAGAAAGAAAAGGAGGAGATAATGGCTAAGAGACCTTGCCCAGGGAGTAAAATCAGAAGTGGTGGTAGAGGCAGAGGATTAGGCATAGGTAAAGGCAAAGGGCCTATTGGTAGGAGGAAGTAGATGGCTAATGGCAAAGTATATGTAGCGAGACCAACTGACAGAGCAATAAGGCTGGCTGGAAGTGCTAAGGGCATGAGGATTGCTACTAGGGTTGGCAGGGCTGGTATGGTTCAGAGTACTGTAAGGCGATACTCTCCAAGACCCTTAGGGATTCTAGGCAGGACAATCAGAAGCTTGGTATTGCGTAAGAGACAACTTGGGGGAGTTTCTAGAAGGAGATAAACTTGGCTATTCCACAGGCTATGTCTCAGAAGGAAGCCATGATGCTTCTCCTGAGTGACAGACGCCTCTTCATGGAGCATCTGATAGAGCTGGAGAATAAGAACAGAGAACTAGTGCCACTTAAGCTCCAGAACATACAGAGCAGAATCCATGAAGAGAGGACAGGCAGAGATGTCTATGTCAAGCCAGCTCAGGTAGGAGCCAGCACTTACTTCATCAATGATTACCTCTGTGACTGCTTAACAGTAAGAGGCACTACTGCTGTAATTATCTCTTATGATGAGTTCATTACTGGCAGGCTTCTCCGTAAGGCACATAACAGCCACAGAGTTCTATCAGAGAAGATTCCAAGCATACCTCAGATGCACCATAAGTCTACCTATGAAATGACATTCCCTGCCATGAACAGCAGCTTCTATATAGCAAGTGCCAGAAGCTTCACTATTGGCAGAGGTGAAACTATACATAAGCTACTGCTTGATGAGTTCGGGTTCTGGCAGCCAACTGATACTGAGAAGATATTTGCATCTGCTATCCAGAGAGTCCCATTACTGGCAACTACCAACATAGACATCTGCTCAACTCCTAACGGTGAAGAGAATGACTTCTGTGAGAGCTATAAGGCTGCCAAAGAAGGATTAGCTGTAGGTGGTAGTGTATTTACTCCTCACTTCTATGCCTGGTATGAGCATGAGGAATATACTCTGCTTCCAGATAGTCCGTTTGTTCTGCCTGGAGATGAGAGTCATACTATAAAGAACCTTGATGGTGATGAGCAGAGGCTCATGGACTTATTTATTGATAGCCTCAATATGACTGAGCAGCAAGCCTATGATAGAATCAGATGGAGGAGATATAAGATTGCAGAGATGAGCAGCCTCAGACGTAGTGGTGAAACTGCCCTGCTCTTTGGTCAGGAGTATCCAGAGGATGATGAGAGCTGCTTCATGGCTGCTGGAGATATGTTCTATGATACTGTAATGATTAGTGCTAAGCTGCATGAGTGCACTCCACCTCCGCACAGAGTATTGAGAGCAGACATCTGGGAGTTACCTGAAGATGGTGTCACTTACCTGATGAGCATAGACCCTGGTAAAGGTAAGATTAGTGAATCAGTAGCCCATATCTGGAGGTTCTTCCCAGCAGCGGATGATAAGCCTCAGGAGTTTAGGCACTGCGCAACTTTGGCTGGATACTATGATGAAGCAGAGATGGCAGAACTCTGCATGGAGTTAGGGCATTACTACAATGAGGCAGTGGCAGCTCCAGAGTGCAACCTTGATATAGTAAGTCACATGAATAACTATCCTGAGTGGTACTATATGACTGACCCTGTTACTGGTAAGGTTACTGGGCAGAAGGGCTGGGTGATGAGCGGAGCCACTAAGCCCTATATGCTTACTGAACTCAATAGGCATCTTGACCAGATAACTTGCTATGACAGGAGATTCTGGAGTCAGCTTAGGAATATCAGGAGATATAAGGATACTATAGTTAGCATAGGAGCAGACGACCACCATGATGCAGGTGCTATTGCAGTTGTATGCAGAGTTGCTCTACCTGCAATCAGAGGACTGGTTGGATGCTCTGAGGCTTGGGATTAGGAGGAGTCATGGTAGAACAAAGATTGGAAGCTATGGACAAGAGCAAAGTCCAGACCAAGTGCAAGACTCTTCGGGAGTTCTGGAAGCCTAGAAACAAGAAGATGAAAGAGTGGTATAAGCTTATCCAGATGGTAGATGAGCTTAAGACTGATAAGATGGAGTCCTTTGTAGGCAATGACCCTAGAAGTATGTATAATATGATTACTCATATGCTGAATACTAAGATTCCTCATAAGGTTCCTGCAGACCAAGTTGATATTACTGTCCTGCCAAAGGCTGCTGAGCTTGAAGCCATGCTGGACTTAGCCTGGGCAGATAATGAGAGGAGATACAGAAAGACAGGTAGGCAGTCACTCACAGGCGATGTGATTGACTTGCTATTGGCTACTGGATGGTATTCTGTATTTGCTATTATCTCTGATGATGGCAGCAGAGCCTTCATTGATGTCTGGAACCCTGCTCAGGTCTATCCTATGTGGAGTGATTATGGACTGGCTGAGTGCGCTCATATATTTACAGTAACTCCTTTTGCAGCTAAGAGGCTGGTACTCAGAAATGGCTGGAATGCAGATACAAGGAGGATTACTCATGACCTTGCACTCTATGATTACTGGTGGGTGGATGAGTGGGAGAGAGTCTGGAACGCCATAGTGCTTGGTAGCGATTTAGTCAAGAACCTGCCTACCAGATTTAAGCAGATACCTATATTTACTTCTCCTGTTGGTGGACTTCCTGATTTGGGAATTATTACTGAAAGCAAGGATGATTGGAAGAAGGAGATAGGACAGTCAGCATTAGCCACTAATGAGAATATCTACAAGTCCTGGAATCGTTGGTGGACTTTCAGTATGCAGTTACTCAGAGATACTGCCCAGCCTAGATTCTTTGAGAGGTCTGCTTCTGGCAAGCCAATAGTAAAACCAGAAGATGTATTCAAGAGAGGTGCAATATTTAGAGGAGGCCCACAGGATGAGGTTAGATACCTAACTCCTCCAGCAATTCCTCTGGAGATTAGGTCAGCACAGCTAGATATGGAAGCTATGATGCAGAGAGGCGGAGTTCCCTGGGCACTGACTGGCTCTGCTATGTCTGGCATGACTGCTTATGTAATGAGTCAGATTGCTGCTTCTGCCAATCAGATAATCAAGCCCTTCCACCAGGCAATAATCAATCTGGCTTCTGACATTGATAACTTCTGGATAAGTGATGTTAG